AGATCTTGCTTGTTGTAAGCAATCTCAACGTTGTCGCTCATTCTGTTTCTCCAGTATCTCGAAAGCCGTGTAGATCTGCTCCGCCGTCGTCCATTCGCTCATCGGAATTCCCGTCGCTATTGCAAGCTCGACAAGTATGCGATTTACGCTTCCGGCGGCGTAACTTTTGGGAGAACGTCACCGACTGTCACATCGGCTACTGTTTCACACCAAATCTCATAGCTTTTGATTGGCTTGCCACCGGCTTCACGTTTCATCGCATTCCACGCAAGGAAGAGAAGATCAGAGATTCCAATCTTCTCCTGCGCTTGCGAGATTGTGCTGCCAGTCTTTTGTTCCCATTTTGCCCACTCTGGCGGTTGTGCGGTGTATGTGCCGAATTCGCCGGACGTGTATTCGATGGTGATTGGTAGTCTCATTTGGTGCTCCCGTTTCTATTGGTTGGATCAGGTAATTGTGAGAACTGGTGTTGTTGAGCAGAGCATCGCCCAGGTATCAGTCTGAGCATCTGGAGCAGCGCCGCCAGCTGTTGGAGCCACTGGAAAGACGTTGCCGGCAAATGATGCTCCGGTTGCTGATATAAGTGTGAATGCAAGTGCAGTATTTGGAGATGAAGTGAATGCAGTCCACATCGCTTCAAAGAGTGATGAAGTTGCGCCCCAGTCTGCAAGAAGTGAGATGTTGAGAGTCCACTGATCATCGATGTGCTTGTAAGCCTTGCCATCGAGTGTCTGATAAGTAGTGATCACTGGCGCATTGACCAGAGTGACCGCAGTTGTTTGCGCGTCATAATTCACTGAATTTAGGGTGAAGGTTATGTCGCGACCCGTGACGATAGTTGTTGGCATTTGTCTATCTCCTTAGATTGTCTGTTGTGTGTAGTAAGTGCTGACCGCGAGATCCGCCACTAGTAGGTTTGTTGCGCCAACCTGTTGAATAGTCGGACGTTGAACGTCTCCGACTTCATAGCCTGTTGGCATTGCTGCAATGATGCTGATAATCAATTGCTCAAGATTGTCCAGTGCTCCGGCCGTATTGTTATAAGCAACGGCCGCTGTAACGACAAAGTTGATTTTCACGCGTACCGCAGATTTGCCGATTGTTGTCGTTTCCAAATAAGGCGAATCAGGAACAATCACGCACGCTGGCGGAATGACTGCTTCGGGCGGTGAGCTATAGACAGAGGCAACCACGCCAGACAAGGCAGTCGCAAGAGTGCCTCTGACGTTGGTCGCAATAGTTGTTGGAGTAGGCATCAGATAGCCATCGTTGAAGTGTCAAGGTAAGGCGAAAGTAATCCGACGACTCGATTCATTAAGGATCTGCCCATTCTGTAAGGAGACGGAGTGAAATCAACGCCCTCAATCTGACCGCCAGGAGCGACCACGGATTGGAAAATCTCCACACTCACGATTGTGACTGCTTGCTCGACTGCCGCAGTTGATGCGTAAAGTGTGGCGGCATTTGCTCCGGATAAGTAAGCAACGCCAGCTGGTATCACTTCGCGAAATGAGATGTTCGCGTTTGTTTTAGCAGCTGTGAAAACATAGATAGCGCCAGAATAAAGATTGAACACTGGAATGAAAGGAAAAGTCTCCCAGTAATTAGAAGTGACTGTGACTGTTCCATTAAATGTCGATGGGACGCAACCTGAAATCACAACTGTTTGGCCTTCGACAAAAGTATTTGGTCGCTGTGTTACATAGTAAGCAACATTGTTTTGAAGATAAACACCGGCGATTGCAGCTTGATTTGCAGTCAGCATCGGCAAAATTACTTGCTCGGCGGAATCAATAATTCCGTCAAGATAAGCATCTGAATACAAGGACGACGAAACGCCCAAGACTGTCCGCAGTTGCGATGCAGTGATGATTGATGGCATTTCGTCGTCCTTTCGTATTCGGCTCGGCTAGATACGGGAGCGCACCTAGCCGATGATTAGTTGGATCAGGTTAGATTGAAGCGACGGAGACCACCGGCGAAAGTAACGCCAGCAGCGATGTATCCGTAAAGTGCCAATTCAATTTCGCCAGATGTTGGGACATTAGCTGAAAGTGTTAGCGCAGGAGATTCGAAAATCTCAATTGAACGTGGCTCGATGATGAATGCTGATTCATCAATTGTTGTTGAAACCATATTGGCATCAACATAAAGATCCAAGCCCAAAACATTTCCACGAAGTGATGTTGGAGTTGCAGCTCCACCAGCATTCATTGGCTGAATTGCGTTATAAATTGGACGACCAGTTGTGTCAGTTGCACCCATCAATAGTGACCACTGTGAAGTTCCGGCTACATATGCTGTTGCTGTGCGCTTTGTTGCGCTATATGCCGCAGCTGATTCCTTTGATACGAATGAGATGATTCCTGCTGAATCTGCTGCAACCGCAGTTGCTTGAGTTCCGCCAGCAGTAATTTGAGCAATGACATATTCATCAGTTGCCTGAGCATAAGCATCGCGAAGATTTTGCAACATAATTTCATAGAAGCTCGGATCCGACCGGTCGAGCAATTCAACTGAGTAGCGTTGGAAGCCCATTTTTTTAATTACGGTTGCATTCACATACGCGGACGTAATCTGAGTTGTTCCAGTTGGATCTCCGCCTTCTGCCACTGTTGCAGCAGTTGAATTTGCAGTGATCTTAGGAATCGACACTGTCATTCCATATGAATTTAATGGACGTGATCCACCGCAAGCGTCGATTGTTGGACGGATCAATGTTGTGTTTGTTGCAACATCGCGAACATATGAAACTGGTGAGAACGCTGGATTTGTTGAGAATGAATCATCGGCAGCTGCTACGTACTGACGTGAATCTTCATTTCCCATCTTTGCCTTGATTGTGTGCTCAAGGTAAGCGCCTGGTGTCTGAATTGGTGAACGTGGTGTTGTGAAATACAACGGACGAGGTGTCTCTGTTGCAGTTACGACTTTGGAAGCCTCAACCGCTTCGGCTGCTGCTTCGGGAACGGCTGGAGTTGATTCCATTTCGTTTTCTCCTTGTGTTGTTGGTGTGGTTGTTTCTGCTTCTTCGGCTGATGCTTCTGATTCAGAATCTTCTGGCTCACTAGCTGCGACGGCTACTTTCGCGCTCGCAATTGCTGGATCTGTGACAAGTGAGACTTCTTTCAGCGCACTTGCGCTAATAACTAAAACGCCATCGACATTCTTGTATTTTTCAGCAAGAACTCCGACGCTAAATCCATCACGCAATCCGGATGAAGCCTCTACAAGGCTATCGTTTCCAGCAGTTGTGTTTCCAATAGCAAATGTCGCATCGATGCCTTCATCGGTGACTTTGTAGGATTTCAAAAATCCAATTGGTGCTTCACGGCGATGCTCAAGTAGTAATTTCGTTGTATTGCCAAAAGTAATTGAACCAGGCTTAAACGAAGTCGCTCCAGCTGATGTTGATCCAGTTTCATTCCAGGTGACGATGCGTCCGGAGATTTCTCGTTTTGGAAAATCCGTTGCCGTGACTTTGATTGAAAAGTCAAGATTCATCGGAGTTGGCTTTGTTTCTTTCATGAGATCATATCCTCTTCTCGTCGGATTTCTTCTGTTGTAATTGCCCCAATGTCATAAAGCAGTTTATAAACCTCAGCACGTTCTTTTGCTGATCCGCGCAAATAATCATCAAGATCAAATTTAACTTCTTGAGATGCAGGAACGAAATCATTTGGCATTCCAGTCATTGAAAGACGTTCCTCAATGCTGGTCATAACATTTCTTAATGAAAAATCGACAAGACTTTGACGCGAAAGCGCAGCATTTGAATAAGTCATACTGGATCCAGTTTCGGCATCGACGTAATAAGCCGGAATGCCGCAAGCTCTTGCAAGTTCAGTTGCAACGTAAGATCGGGCCTGATTGAGCTGTAATTTTTCAGGGTCAAAGCCTAAAGCCTGCAATTCAACGTCTGCATTCAAAAACGCAGTTGAACGATTACGTCGAGCGCTGCCCCAAGATTCCAAAAGTTTTGCAATGCGATCTGCTGGCAATGCTGTGCCATTTGATTTTAAAACCATAGTCGGAACCGGTTCGCGTGCATACATAACCGCTGCACGCTCTAATTCTGCTCCGGCTTTAATTGTACGACCGGCACGATTCAAAATTCCTTCATCGTTTCCGTAAAAAACGGCTAAAGCGCCAACGCCAGAATCAGGAACCGGAATGTTGTCTACTGTGTAATACTCAATCTCTGTTCCGCGTGCATTTGTAATAATTCCAACGCGAGTTGGCGAAATTCTTTCAGCTGCACGGATGCGATAGGTGTCGGCGTAGATTTCCGTAATTCTTAAATAGCCGTAACCGAATAACAATAAATCCTCGCACAGCCAGGCATAAGTGCTAGATCCTGGAACACGTGGATCCGGTTGATTGATGCACTTGGGCGGCGTTTCTACTTCGGTACCATCGGCCTTGACGCGAACCTTTAACGGAATCGATGCAACGCTTGAAGTGATGATGTTACGAGCGCGAGCGCACGTTGGGACTGACATAAATTCCGCACGTGATGCAGTAATGCCAGTAATTCCGTAAAAATTATAAATTGAATCTGTGGTGTTTGTAGGAGCTAGAGATGCTGAAACATCATAGGTCGGTGACGGATCCGATGTTGTGATGTTGCGTGAAAATAGTCCCATAGCCCGAAGTCTAAAGGTCTCCTATACATCTAGCCGACCAAAATATCAATCTCCATCTCTGGGCGTGTCGCAAAGTGCGTCGCAAGTGCCGAAGCCACCGCCGCACACACGGCGACACTTGACGCTCTTCTTCCAATAATCCAGCCGCCATCTCCCATCGGTAATCGAACCGCTGATAATATCTGCTTGGATAACTCTGTCTGTTTTCCGTGGATCAATCTTTTTGAGGTAATCGCGCCGAGCAATTCATCACAGCTTTGGCCATATAAGGCGCCATCGATGTCAATGACTGGAATTCCTGCCGGCTGTAATCTTGCAGCTACGGCAGAGCTTGTTCTCTTGCTAAATGCAACATATTCCAATGGATATTTTCTGGCATATGGCGCAATGTCGTTGGCAATAGCTTTATCGTCCAGCGAGATCGGATTGTGCCAAGTGTGTAGAAGCTTGATGTTGAAAGTGTCGTCTGGATTTTTCTGGGCAGCAACGAGCGCACCATCTCTTCGATCCGGACTTAAATCAAGACCGAACCACGTGACTTTATCCGTATCTAGAATAATTTCATCAGATCCACATTCTTCCCATTCTTTGACAGGAATGGCTCCGGATATCGTATTGACCCACCGGCACAAAACTTCGGTCTGGACTACATCTGGCGGATCGTTGAGAACGGCGCGGATGTTATCTTCGTGAATCGTGTGGCCAAGTGCTGGATTGCTGGCGACCCAATTGCGTTCATCCTCGATCTTGTCTGAAAAGGCCGACCATTCAAAATATGCAATATCGTCATTACCGCCGGCAGCCGATGCCATACCGCGCTCGCGCAGCTGATTAAGAATTAGGCTGTGTTGGTCTCCGGCATTGGAAAATGTCCACAGCTGAGGATTTTTAGCCGCCATCATCGTATAGCGCATCGCTGACCAGGCTTCAGTATCTTTCAACTGACGAGTCTCATCCATATAGACAGTCTCCGGCTTGGCAAATCCACGAGCTGCGGCATTTGCTGCCTTAACCACGTAGCGAGCGCCAGAGATTAATTCAATTTCTTCAGATCCGTGGGCCCAGCGGATTTTCTTGACTTGCTTGGCCAACGCTGGATTGTTTTCAATAATGCTGACAACGTGCCGGAAAGTCTCAAGAGATGTTGTAAGCACGTGAGCTGATCCAAGTTGCAAGGATTCCTGCCACAGGAAAAGCCGAGCCAAGATTGACATTTCCATAATCGTCGATTTTCCGTTTTGCCTGGCTGCAACGATTACGACCAGAGGAGCGTGCCATCTCCCATCCGGCTTGATTTTCAACGCGTGCTCGAACACGAATTTTTGCCACGGCATCAGCTCGATGCCAATCGATGCGGCAAAGTCAATGACTTCGAAGCCTTTTGACGGCAAATCGTTAAGCCTGGAGTGGATTCTGGGCGTTCCTGAGCCGATTAAGCGCTCTGGTGCAGGTTCAATTCCCTGTTCGTCCCTGTTCGAGCCTGTAACGACCTGCAGTGACCTTATTTGACCCTGTTCAGCCTTATTCATAACTTGTGCTCTCTTGTTCAGGTGAAAACAGAAAAG